CGTGATTTAACAGGTATTGAGGGTGAATCTGATGGCAACTGATATTGTTCCTGAACTATTGGAAAACATCCAACGAGATTTCAACACAGCAATAAGTAGAAATAAAAAAATACAATCCATTCAGACGATGATTGAAAGCGGAACAGCAACATACCAACAAGCGAATGAATACGCAATAGAAGTTGGCGAAGCATTAGCTAAAACATTTAAAACGCATATCAAATCCGAAACATTACCTGACGGGAAAATGTATTACAACATCGCCGAAAGAGTGTTAAACCCAACACTAAGCAATAATCATATAATCGTTGCTGCCGTTTCAGCAGAAATACAAGTGAATTTAAATAGATCAGCAGGATTAGGATTAAAAGGCATTGAACCTCCAGTAAATCAACCGAGGATAGATAGCATTATTAATCGGATTACGCAAGAAGAAATATTCGATGATGTTGCTTGGATATTACAAGAACCGATCGTTAATTTCACTCAATCAACTGTGGACGACACTATAAAAGCTAATGTTGAGTTTCAAGGTGAATCAGGATTAAGCCCACAAATTATTAGAACAGCGTATGGCAATCCGCCTTGTGCTTGGTGTCGTTCTATGGCAGGTGTATATAAATATCCGAATACTCCTGAAGATGTATTTAAAAGGCATGATAGATGTCGTTGTGTTGTTGAATATGATCCAGGCGAAGTTAGAAAACAAAACGTTTGGACAAAGGAGTGGTCATGATGTAGTTTGAAGGGGTGTTACAGATGACTGCAGAGGTAATCGAAATGGAACAAGTTAAAAAGAGAATCGGTAGTCAAGAACCATCTAAATCATTAATACTACCCTATAAACGCTCATTAGGCAGTGAAGCCATTGACTTATACGAAAAATCAGGTAGAACAGCATTTGATTGGCAACGATTTATCGTTGATGCTATTTTAGCACAGAATGATGAGGGTTTATGGGTGCATATGAACTTTGGCTACTCTGTACCTCGTCAGAATGGTAAAAACGAGATTGTTGCGATTGTTGAACGATACGGATTGAAAAAGAATCTAAAAATACTCCATACAGCACATCGAACTACGACAAGTGCTGCTGCTTTTAATCGTTTATTAGCTATCTTAGAAGAAAGTGGTTTAGAAGATGGAACAGACTTTAATAAGATTAAAGCTACTGGTCGAGAAAGTATCGAATTAGTTGGCGGTGGTCGAATTGATTTTCGTACACGTACTTCCACAGGTGGTCTAGGTGAGAGTTTTGACTTACTTGTAGTCGATGAAGCACAAGAATATACAGATGACCAACGTTCTGCATTAATGTATACCATCGCAGCAAGCCCTAATCCACAAACGATATTCACAGGTACACCACCTACTCCAATATCAAGCGGTACTGTATTCACTAGACTACGAGAAAACGCACTACAAGGTAGCACAGAAGACACAGGGTGGGCGGAGTGGAGTGTAGATACTCAATCCGATGTAAGAGACAAAGATTTATGGTATCAAGCGAATCCAAGTTTAGGCTTGCGAGTTTCAGAGCGTAACATTCAAGCCGAAGTTGGAGACGATGACATAGATTTCAATATTCAGCGTTTAGGATTGTGGATTCAATACAACCAAAAATCTGCAATATCTGAAAACGAATGGAAAGAGTTACATGTTGATACGTTACCTAAATTTAAAGGAAAGCTATTTGCAGGTATCAAGTATGGATATGATGGATCGAATATTGCTTTGAGTATTGCAGTTAAAACAGAAGATGACAAAGTGTTCGTTGAAACCATCGATTGTCAAAGCGTTAGAAGTGGACACGCTTGGATAATACATTTTCTAAGAAATGCAGATATTCAACAAGTAGTCATTGATGGAGCAAGCGGTCAAAACATTTTAGCTGAAGCAATGAAACAAGCGAATTTAAAAGCGCCAGTATTACCAACTGTAAAAGAAATAATTGTAGCAAACTCCTTATTTGAACAAGCATTATTCCAACAAACAATAGCACATAAAAGCCAACCGTCATTATTCCAAGTGGTCACGAACTGTGATAAGCGTAACATTGGAACGAATGGCGGTTTTGGTTATCGTTCACAGATTGAAGAAAACGATATTGCGTTAATGGATTCTATGATACTAGCACATTGGGCTTGTGCAGAAGCGAAAGAGCCTAAGAAGCAGAAAATAAGGTATTGAAAGGTGGTGGTTACTATTTTGTCCGTATTTATCCGATATGGAAGAAAGGAGTAGTGATCCAGCCTATCTCGTTAGTAGCACACGTTAGCTACTTGACCTTGATAAGTCATTAAACTGTCTTTTTATTATGCAATCATTCGCAGTCATGCGTTAACTGACTAATCCAATCCGAGGTCGTAACCTCGTAAAAAATAAACGTAAGGGAGAAATGAAACATGAAAAGAGAATTTTTAAAAGAATTAGGTCTTGAAGATGAAGCAATCAATAAAATTATGGCTGAACACGGTAAAACAATTCAATCAGTCAAGCCGGCAGACTATGATGATTTAAAAACCGAAAAAGCCAATCTTGAACAACAACTTTCAGACCTACAAAAAACACTATCAACAAAAGAAGAAGAATTCTCAAACTATGAAAGTAATTTAGGCGAATTACAAAAAGAAGTAGAAACATACAAACTCAAAGATTTAAAAACTTCTATCGCTGTTCAAGCAGGTATTCCACTTGAATTAGCAAGTCGCTTAAGTGGTGAAACAGAAGAAGAAATAAAGGCAGATGCTGAAAAAATAGCGGGGTTTGTTAATAAAAAACAACCATTGCCATTAAGGCCGTCTGAACCAGATGTAAACAACGAAAAGCGAGAAATGGAACAAATGTTAGATGAACTAACAGGAAAACATTAAATTTAAGGAGAGATATTAATATGGTAAATACACACAATTCATTAAAAGCGGGTAGTTTATTCCCTGCATCAGTAGTTAAGGACATTTTCAGTAAGGTACAAGGACACTCAGCACTAGCTAATTTATCAAATCAAGAGCCTATTCCATTTTCAGGAACAGAGCAATTTGTTTTTAATTTGGAAGGAAATGCTCAAATTGTTGGTGAGGGTGAAGAGAAGAAGCCTGGTGAAGCGACACTTACATCCAAGGTTATCAAACCTTTAAAATTTGTTTACCAAGCACGTATTACAGATGAGTTTATCCACTCTACAAAAGAACAGCAATTGAACTATTTGGGTGCTTTTTCTAACGGTTTTGCAGTTAAGATTGCAGAAGCGTTTGATATTGCAGCTTTACACGGTTTAGAGCCACGCTCAATGACTGATGCATCATTTAAGGCTACAAATAGCTTTGATGGACTAGTTACGGATAATGTAATTGAATATAACGCAGGAAACATCGAGGATGACATTGAAACGTCTGTACAGACAGTCATTTCTAGCGGTGGAAGTGTTAATGGTTTAGCTTTATCACATCAAGCGGCATCTGCACTAGGAAAAGTAGCAATCAATGGTGTACCGCAGTATCAAGAGTTCCGTTTTGGTGGTCGTCCTACATCATTCCATGGAATGAAGGTTGATGTTAACAACACCCTAGTAACAGTCGCAGAAGGTGCTGAAAAGGATCATGCAATTGTTGGTGACTTTAACAACTCGTTTAAATGGGGTTATGCTGCTAACATTCCTATGGAAATCATTGAATACGGTGATCCAGACAACACCGGCCGTGACCTAAAGGCTTACAACGAGATTTTATTACGTGCTGAAGCTTACATCGGATGGGGTATCTTATTGCCAGAAAACTTTGCTCGAATTGTAGAAGAAGAAACGCAGGTGGAAGGATAATGACTACTTTTGAAGCTAAGGTAACGCAAGATATCCCAGCCAATCGTTTGATTGGTTTGGGAGGGATTAACACTGAAGGTGACCCAGAAGAAGGTTGGGAAACTGTATATTTAATATTATCTAAAAAAGGATGGATTCCTGACTTGGTTTCGACATCCGACTTGGAGAAAGACAGTGTAGTAAATGTAACGATTAAGAATAATCCAGTGTGGAAGGTAGAGTCATCCGAAAATCTACCTGCAGGAACACTCGTTCAATGTGATGATGATGGTCGAGTTAAACATTATCGTCCAGAAGACGGAAACCACTTTGGATTTACGACTCACTCTGTGAAAGCAGGAGAAGTCGTTGAAATCG